CTACACTCGGCGTTACAACATAATTTCCGATAGGAAAATGCTGCTACGACCGATCACAGTGTGTTGAGATCGACGAACTCTATAACGATCTAATGATCGTTGTAGTTTCGAAGTACTTATCGTACTTTGTTCGACCCGGTAGTCAACACATGAAAACCAATGAAGGTAAGAAGCTGCACCGTTAATATCAACATTGCGGCTCACGGGAACTAAACATTTCCGTGGCTCGCAATAGGTGACTAACGATGTATCGACGTTACAATCATGGCCCCCCCAAAACTCACTAGGGACTAGTGAACGTAAATAGAGCCATAGTGGCTCAAGTGAAGGATCGAGAATACTCGTTCCCTCGTCTGACCATTGACGTATCTTATTAGCTACGTTAATGACATCAGTTAAACGTTCAATTGGCTTCCTAATGTAAAAGGGAGTGACGTTAGCACCACGAAAATAGTGGTGGCCACAAGACTCACGGAAGGAACCGACATAAAATGTTTTCGAGGGATTAACCTCGAAACCAAGATATGAGAGAACCCATATGAGATCTGAGGCAAGTGATGTGGGGACAATAATATCGTCCCCATATACACTTATAACGCCAGAGATACCTCGAAAATAGGCTACTGTTCTACATATGGAGTAAAAGAGCAAGCTCTCTAACTCAAAAGTAAAGCCGTTCCCCATAGACGAGAACATCTCATTGACATGTTCCTCGCCATCAATGATCGTGATCTTAGACCTTAAATCATCTAAGAGACCGAACCAGAGAGGTGGTAAGAGAAGTTCAACTAAGGAACTACAGATACTATCGCTAGCACTAGCTAGATCGATAGTAGCCAAAGATCCGTCTGAACTTCCAACCAACGCCAAGCGTTGGTTTCGGGATTGATCATTAAGATCGATCCCCTTACGACGAAGAGAGCTACGGAAATAATTCCCAACTCCTTTCTGTAGGAACATATTGATGTCAGGCTCTTTACAAGCACAACGATCAATAGTTGTCTTTTTAGGCACTGTGAACAGAACGTTACCTCTGACCTCATTTAAAACGAGATCATCAGAAAACATTTTCCATAACACTAATTCCTCTTGAACAAGAGAAAACCAGTGTAATGCGGAAGATGTAACGTCTGCTTTACCGAGGAACTTACTCGCTGGATAGCTTTCAGTTCGTTTGCGACTCGTCGAAGCACCCCCACTAAAGGAACCAATAAGGGCCTCTAATGGGACTGTTTCACCAATGATCGAAATAACGATTTCTTGGCATTTTGCAACAAACGAAGACCAGCGCACACGCGATAATATATTGAATTCGTCGTGTGTATTAAAAAGCCGGTCGTTCGTACTCTCATTATTTAACTCAGATCCAAGCCATTTCATTATGGCCCGGTTTCTGCGTACAAGAGGAGAGTCCGTGTCTTTAGAAAGAAACTTACTAAAGACTTCATCCTGGAGATAACGATATTTAAATCGTGTTTCGTCCAAAGATTGAAGGTGGTTGAAAATGACTTGAGTCGTATTCTCGGGTACCCGTGTGTTCGCGTTGTATTTCGCGTTCCAGTGACGTAGTCTTTTCATTAGGATTTTCCTTTATGAAAGATGTATGCATAGTTGCATAGATCACTAATGCTGCTATCGCAAACATTAGGGAAGACAAGACAATAAGCCCAATTAAAATAATAACAGGTTTAGTGTCCTCGTCATGACGGGGCGTCATTAATAGACGCCTTGCAGCTTCACTAATACGTCGTTGGTAAGAGGATTCGTGACGGAAAGACTGTCACGCATCATACCAACGAAGCTGTCTCGCTCGGATTGGCTCGACGATTCGTCGAACGTAAATTCCAGCGAGGCGTAGTGAGTCCGAACCACGACAGGAGTAGAAACTCCGTTGATGGTCTGGGTCTGCACAACCGGAAAAGCAGAGGTAATCTTTGCCTTATACTTGCCCGATTGCGTCCGGGTCAGCGAAATCGAAACACGGTTATTTCCAATAGGAATTCCCGAGGATTCGATCACTGTGCCAACTCCATTGACAATGTCACGTGGAGTAAAGGTGTGAGCGACAGGCGTTGTCTGTCGATCAGTCAGAGTCATGTTTTGAAGCTGAGGCATATAATGTGCTTTCTTCTACTTAGTTAGAGGAATACGCAAGACTATTCTTACGCATTGGAACAACTCTACCTTAATTTAAGGCAATTAGCTAAGAGCGCTAACGCGTTCTCAACGTGAGTTGTGGAGAATGGTGACTTTACATACGGCAAAGGAGTAGGGAAATCCCCTAAGGCATCACGCCTAAAGGAAAACCTACGAGAACTGTGCGTAGCACTATTCCAAGAGTCTGAAGGAAAAGGAGGAGGGGACAGCAAAGCTGTCTTATTCCCACTCATCCTAACAGATGTATAGCCACCAATAAAGTTAAGTCCAGCCGTATCGCTGTATGCTTGTAGGAAATTACCGACAGGTAATGTCCAATCAAGTACAAATGACCAGGGAACAAGTTCCCAGGCCAACACAGCGGGATTAACGAGCCCGTATTGGTTGCCAGTGGCAAGCCAATCTGAAGATAAATGAGCAAAGAGCTTACAAACAGTGCGATATTCAGACTTAGTCTTAACTTCACACTTGCGCGAGCCGATGTAGAATGTATCTTCATACTCTTTAGAGCCATTAATGCCTCGATAGGCAGAAATAACGTAAGAGTCGGGATCCTTCTTCCGAAAATCTTCGAATACTTCGTAAAGATCTCCGAGAAGAGGCTTATATCCGTAGCGGAATTTAAGTAAATTCCGACCTAAATCACGAGGTCTAGAGAGACCAAGAGATGAAGGAATGCCAGCCCAGTTTCCCCTCTTAATATTAAGAAGGGTTTTCCAAACGTGGGCAGCATCTTCGGCTATAAGGTTAACGGTCTGTCTAGCAGTGGCAAGATTTTCGGCCATATTGACCTTCATATTACCAAGCTTATTCAGACACTCGGTTACCACTCTTGCGTAATCATCGTATGGATAATCAGCAACAGGGGTTGAGTCCTGACAAACCGGCAAGAATTCATTAAGGAAAGCTCCATTAATAAATTCGGCCGTGCTAGTCTCGTATGAGTCTGTCCTACTATCTGAATACTTAACAGTACCAGTAATAGGTTCAGCAGTATACGTCGTTATCGACCTACTAAAGGACGAAGGACGACGAAACTTTATCGTCTTTGCACTATTTGGCAAAGTAAGATAAGGTGGTATAGAAACGTTAACAGATCTGACACGTGATCCTACAGTGTAGAATCGCGTTTCGGTGACATTAAGCAAGGGGTTTTCACCATTTTGATACCTATACACATAGGAATCATCACGATGACCATTCCCAGGCTTGTTACCATCGAAGTCGGGTTCCATAACATTTCTTTCTCATACGGCTTAACAACACCGACACTATAATCCGTGTTAATCACGAGCTACAGCGCTGATGTAGATACCGACACCCGAAA